CAGGCCGGCCGCGGATTGAAGTACAGCAGCGACCCCACCTTGCTGATCAAGGAACCCGCGACGACCGACGCAGAAATCGTCAAGGGTGCTGGCAACGCGCTCGTTGTCAGCGAGAAGGGCGATGCCAAGTTGCTTGAAATAGGAGGAACTGCCTCCGCCGCGGTGATCGACTACGTGCGTGCGCTGCGTGAGATGGCTCTTGAGAGTGTGCACGGCAATCGGGCCAGCGCGGATCGTTTGACTGCAGCGCAGTCCGGACGTGCCCTGGAGCTGCTGAACCAGGGGCTTATCTGGCTCGCCGACAACCTGCGAATTAGCTACGGCGAAGGTGCGCTGCTTCAGCTAGCCGGGATGATCCTTCGCGCCACGCAGCTCTACCCGCTGAACGTGATGGGGACTCAGGTATCGGGTTTGGATCCTGCCGCCCGACTCTCCCTAAAGTGGCCGCGTTGGTACGCCCCGACTTCTGATGATCGCCAAAAGGATGCACAAACACTGTCAACCCTTGCGGCTGCGGGTCTCATCAGTCGAGAGTCCGCGGTGAAATCGATCGCGGATACCTATGACATTGAAGATGTGCCAGCCGAACTGGCCGGAATCGCCGCAGATCTTGAATTGGACAGAGACGATTGATGTCAGACGATACTCCTACGCAGGACCCGGAGCCTAATCCGATTGATGAACTGCGAGCCCGCACCGAGCTGCTGGAACGCCAACTCGCGGAGGTGCAGCGGCGTACGGAAGCACAGCTAGTCCGAGCGGAGCTTAAGACCGAGGCCATTCGAGCGGGCATGGTTGATCTCGACGGTCTCAAGCTCGTCGACTTCTCCGAAGTGAAGCTGGGCGCGGACGGCGAGGTCGAGGGCGGCCCAGCATTGATGACGCGACTCAAGAGAGCCAAGCCATGGCTATTCGCGGCTGCTTCGTTGTCTAGCACGGCGGTTCCACCGCCGGCTCAGGCGCCTCGGCAAAAGCTGGCGACCGAAATGACTGATGCCGAATATCGTGTCGCACGTCAGGCAGTCGTGAAGAACCGCGGTTAGGCAGACATCGGTCACGCTTGATTGATTGTTCTGGTTGTCACACTAATATATCGAGGAGTTGTTCCGAATGGGTATTCAGAATTTTCCAGCGGCTTTGCAGCCGATTATCCAGCAGGGCTTTCTGGAGCGCGAATTTATGCAGGCACTCCGATCTCGCCTTGGCTATCGCGCCTGCGCGGATCGTGAGGAGTTTGCGGTCGGTATCGGTGAGACTCTCACCAAGACGCGAGCCGGACTGAAGCCGACCGTCACCACGCCGTTGGCTCCCGGCACGAATACGAATTTCGATAACGGTCTGACGCCGACCACCTGGGGTGTGGAGCAGTACGCCATCACCATCAATCATTACGCGGCGACGACTGACCTCAACATGGTCACTAATCGCGTAGGTATCGCCTCGCAGTTCCTGCAGAATGCCTATGTAAACGGCGAGCAGGCGGCCCGCAGCTTGGATGAGTTGGCACGCAACGCGCTGTTCAATTCCTACTTCGGTGGCAACACCCGCGTGCGCGTGACGTTGTCAAGTGCCGGCCCAGCGGTGTCGGTTGACGATATCCGTGGTTTCCAGAACGGGTTCGTGAACGGCATGCAGCAGCCGATCAGCAGTTCCAATCTCCTTACCGTTACCGTCGGCGCGGACGCCTATACCCTCATCGCCGCGGTCGCCGATACGACCAACGTGTCGACGGCACCCAATGGTGTCTCTGGCGTGCTGACCTTTGCCGGAAATGTTTCTGTGAGCGATGGAACAACCGGAAATCCCGTGGTAGCAGCGAACGCGTCGGTCATTGTCCGTCCCTCGCAGCGGTCCAACACCTCTACCTTGGTTGCGGGTGACACGCTCGTGATGTCCAATCTGCTCGATGCGGTAGCCAAGCTCCGCCTGAATGCGGTGCCGGAGATCGGAGGAGCCTATAATTGCTATCTCGACCCGGTTTCATCTCGCCAGCTATTTGCGGACCCGGATTTCAAGCAACTGTTTCAGGGCGCAACATCCGCCAATCAAGTGTTTAGCAAGGGTATGACAAATGACTTCTTGGGCCTGCGATTTATGCCCACGACCGAAGCGTTTGTTCAGTCGCATCCGACGCTTGCCGGCCTCTTGATCCGTCGCCCGATCATTTGCGGCCAGGGCGCCCTGATCGAGGGAGCGTTCGCTGGCATGGCGGCCGAGGACGTTGCCCCCGCTGATTCGATCGTCGCCATGGTGGATGGGGTGGCAATGGTTACCCGTGAGCCGATAGACCGACTGCAGCAGATCATCGCCCAATCATGGTATTGGATGGGCGGCTATTGCACGCCATCCGACACCACCACCAGCCCGACCACCATACCTACCGCCACCAACGCTGCGTTCAAGCGCGCGGTGATGGTCGAGCATATCGGTTAAGGCCGGGGTGGAACAGCGATGGCCATAGGATCCGTTACAGCCTTCCGACCGACCGGAACGGTTTTGATCAGTGCCGGTACCACATCGGCCAGCGTCCAACTGGCTGGGGGCGGCGACTCTGTCGTGGTAACCAACACGACTGCGGCAATCGCCTACGTCCGCTTCGGCGCGGACCCATCGGTCACAGCGGTGAACCCATTGGTAACCGCGGCGGCGACCGACATGCCGGTTCTGCCGAATGGGCGTGTTATGCTCGCCGTCAACAGCCTGATTACGTACGCTGCCGTCGTATTGGCCTCGGGCAGTGGCGCTATTCTTCTGACCCGCGGTGATGGATCCTATCTGTGATTCCCCTGACTGACGCTGAAAAGACCGATGTCCGCCGATATTGCGGTTACCCGGCGTATGGCGCGGCGCCCGTCGGATTTCAAACGTGGCGATTTTATCAAGTCTACGGCCTGCTGGAATTTCGCATGAACAACCTCTCGCAAGCCGAGACTGGGATTGCGCGGCGGTATCTTGTCACATTGCATGGTCTGGAAGCTGCTGTCCCACGGTCCGGCGAAAATCTGGACACGGATCAAGCCGCCGTATGGACCCACAATCGTGACGAAACGCGGGATCGCGCCCGCCTTTTTGACAGCTGGTGCCGCCGTCTGTGCGGTTTTCTTGGCATTCCCGCCGGGCCCGCACTGACCGACGGCGGCATTACCTTGGTGGTCTAAATGGACGAATCCCGCCTCCAAGATCGGATCAGTTGGGGCTTGAACGTCGCCGCGCGATCTATCGGGGCGCCCACGGATGCATATCGGCCTTCGAGCGTTTTGGAGCCGCTGCGTTCCGCCAATCGCTTCCTCCGTCTGCACGCCGCATTTAGTAACGTGCATGGAGGGTTTGAGCGACCCAACACCTATGATCATCCCCTTTGGAATGGCATCTTCGATTCTGCTTATACCCGCGTTGGAGACTACCTCGTCCAGAAGAATGGCACCTGGTTCATCGCCGCTCAGCAATCTCTGATGCCAGTTCTATGTGTCCGCGCCGACCGGATCGTATCATTTACCCGCCCAGCCGCGCCAACGGCCAGCGGCGTGAATACCTATGGCGGGGTCACTGCCGCAACGAACACGCCTCTGCTGACGAACTGGCCGGCCAGTGTCCGAGCTGCCGCGCTCGCGGGGATCCCGTCAGCCGATCTCCCCGGAGATTCATCGGTGTCGCATTGGACCGTGCTCCTGCCCGCCCAGCCTGGTGTCGTACTTCTCGTCTCCGATCTGATGACCGACGACCTCGGCCGCAACGCTGTTGTTTCGTCAGCAGAGTTGACGAATCTCGGCTGGCGCCTCTCGGTCAAGCAGGCTGCGACCTGATGGCAGACGAATCCGATGTGGAGACCGCACTGGTCGCGCTTTCTTCCGCTGCCCTCTACCCGAATGGCACCAGCTCACCAAGCGTTCCGGGACCTGACTGCCGTATCTATCGTGGCTGGCCAAACTCGGCTGCGCTGGACGCAGACCTCACCGCGGGGCGAATTAACGTCACGGTATTTCCCGCGCCTGGCCACACGCGCACCACAACGCGATACACGCAAATCCGGTCCGGCAGCCCGAACCCACCGGCTCTAACCGCGTCGGTGTCGGGTACCTCGGTGACGTTCG